ATACATTTTTAGCTTTGAATTTAGGCTTTTGCGCGGGCTTGGCTTGAGATTTTACGGACTTTTTGGTTCGCTTAGATACGGCACAAACAGACTTTGGTTAAATTTAAACGAAGCGACCAGGCTTGTAAGTTTTTGTTTAATTTTTACGGATTTATCAAATTTGACCGATTTTTGGCATAACCCGCACCTTGAAAATGCTAAAGGTTAAATTTGGCGATGTAGTAATATGAGCGAGGCAAATTTACGAGAATCGTTATTTTAGTTAAATTTTTCAAACCCTAAAATGGCGCGCGATACGATTTGGGTTGTTTTTCATCGCTGCGACCAAATTTGATCAAACTTGCCGCTGATTGGAACTGTTTTGGAGCAAATTTGCCAACCTTAAAAGCATAAACGATCGCCTAGCGTTACGCGAGCGGTAAATCTTTTTAACGACCATATCCTCATACCCCTGCTCAAACGGCTTTATCGCTCGCGCACTGCGATCGGCGACTTCAGCTCTTATACCTTACTAATATCTATTTTTCAAACGACTGCAAATGCTTTTAAATAGTTGGTTTTTCTGATTTAATAAATTTTGTATCAGCCAAATTTAACAGCCGTATCGGCATACAAATTTGATACATATGCGATAGCATTTACGAAATTTGACGATTTTACGGCTTTGGCCTGATTTGGTATTTTGCGCCGAGTTTTGCAAATTCTTTGGCAAAAAATGCGTTTAGATCGCGCAAGCTGTCGTCGTTCATTTGGATAAGTTTTAGGCGGTTTTTCTTATAAATTTTGATTTTTTTACTTTTTCTTTTTAGATATTGCGGCGTCTCAAGTCCCCAAAATTCGATATAAATTTCGCTTTGCGTCAAATAAAAATCACTAATGACGCGCTCTTTGGTCGGCACCTTTTTCTCGTAGATAAACTCTATGTCGCGATAAAATAGCCAATTTGCCACTATGAGCTCGGCGCGGCTTTTTACCGTATCGCCGCTATCGCTTTTGTATCTAGTTTGCTTGATTTTTTGCCTTTTAAATAGCTTTAAAGCTAGCAAAACGATTACGATCAGCAGCAAAACGATTAAAATTTTCGATACGTCAAAGTTCATAAACAATTTTCTTTAATTCAAAATTTGATTTTTTGGAGTAAGTGAAGGATAAATTTTAGATTTGGTTGCGGAGGACGGACTTGAACCGCCGACCTTCGGGTTATGAGGATTATGTTCTGCAAAATCTCTTTTAAAACGCCCATTTTTTGGGCGTTTTTTGTTATTTTAATCAAAAAAAGCTCTATGTTTTACTTTTTCCCCTGTTGCTTTTTCGATATGATCTTCTAATTCGTAAAATCTTTGCTCTAGGTTTCTGATTTTTCTTTCTGCTTCTTTTGCCGAGTCATAGCTTTTGAATATATAGTAAATCATTGCTATTGTTATTATAATGCTTATTACTGCTTCTGCTGTTCCCATGTAGTACATTGATGTTGCTCCTTTTGCCATTGCTTGATTAAGTTCTTGCATACCTTTTGCCGATTCTTCCATCATCTTGCCCATACTTTTAAAGTATTCGTCCATGTTTTTCCTTTTTAGTTTATTTTGATCGCTCTTTTTGCCCTTTCTCTTTCTCTTCGTTGGCTTTCTTTTTTATCTAAGATTTCGCACATATATATATCTCTTTCTTTGTTTATTATATTTACTAAATAACAATCTCTATTTTCTACTAAATTTAATTTTTCTTTTATTTTTATATCGTCGTTCATTATACTTCCGAGCATTGCTTCAACGAATTGTTTATTTTCTACTTCCAATTGAAATTTTATACTTACTACTCCTGGTTCTTTTGAATATTGCCAATTAAGTTGTTTTTTAACTTCTCTATCTTTTAGTATGTCGTAAATTGTTCCGTCTGGCCTAAAATTTAACGTCCATTTATTTCCAGCACCTGATGCGAACGCAAACGATAAATCATCCACGCTTCTTATATACCATTTTCCGACAATATCTACATCTTTACCAAAATCTAAGGCAAACAAATTTATTCCAAGTAATAATATTAGTATTTTTTTCATTGCCCTAGCTCTTTTTTTAAGACAGTTATTTTTATATTTGATAAGTAAAATTCTTGTTCTTTTTCTGTAAGTTTTTCAAAATATTCTTTAAGTTCGTTAAATTTAGAATCTTTTTCGATAGTTTTATCAATATTTTCAACTATAAATTTATACAGAGTTGGTCTATTTTTTTCCCAATTATAAAGCGTTCTAAGCTCTATTTCTAGCAAATTTGCTATTTCTTTTTTTTCCATATTTATAGAAATTCTTTCATTTTTTATTTTATATTAAGCTTATATATGAAATAATTTCATTGTTGAAATCTAATTTGATGAAAGTATTTCATATTTTTGGATTATATCAAAAATTATGGAATTCCGCCCTGAATATGGCGCTAAACTATTTCCGCCGTGTTTTGGCATAGAGCACCTCCACGGCGGCGTTTATGCTCTAAATTCATTTTTAAGAGGTGCATTATGGAATTAGTTGACAAAGGTTATGAAGTAACTTACACACTTGTTAAGGGACTCATCAGGAGTTCCGCTTCTGGTAAATTTGAGGGTAATGACTATTCCTCATCTGTCCGAATATCTACTGTAAACGTTTATGATGTCGAAAATAAAAAGACCGGCATTATAGACAGCGTTCAGCAACCCGTAGTATTTAAAATCGTTTGCCCTGATGATACTACAGCCGGGCTCGTTGGGAATGCTGTTCGTGAAAAACTTAAAAAAGGCCCTATTACCTTACACGGCGGTTTCCCTGCCGGTGATCAACGCATTATAGCTGTAGCCGAGCCTTACGAATATTTCTTATTTGACTCAAAGACAACCGATAAAGCTTCCAAAGGCGCTTAACTCCTAGCCGAATTTATTTCGGCTACTTATTTAAGCGTTAATTTCTTAGCTCTTAAATAAGTAGCTCAAAAACTACTAAATTTACATTAAGGAGGCTATTATGCCTAGAGTTCATCGTGTTTTAGATAAGGTTGCCCTTTTGTCTAAAAAGGCAAAATCTAAGCTAGTTTTAGGTGCTGTTGCTTCAGCTGGTGCAATAAATGCTACTGCCGCTGATTTAACTATGGGAACTGACGGAGCCGTTACTGGTACTATCAACCTATCTAACGTTTACGTTGTTGGTGCTGCCGTATTCGGTGCGCTTGCTGCTATCGCTGTTGTTTCAATAGCGTTTAAGATGATCCGCAAAGTCGGTTAATCTGAATACTTCAAAGGCTCTAATATGTTTGAATTTATAGAGTTAGCTAAATTTTACAAGTTTTTGTTTTCTCTATACGTTCCGATGTTTGGAGCCTTTGTCGCTTATTTCGTGGTATCTCTTGCGATTGATTTTTTTAGGAGATCGGCTAATGATTGATCTCGGTCTTTCTCAAGAACAATATAACTTTATGATGGCTCTATCGGGTATTCTTTTTGGATTTCTTGTAAATCTTTTATTTGTTTTACTCGTTCATAAATTTAGCTAAGGTGCTTAAAATGTTTACTATAACTGGCGTTGCTTCATTTGATTATTTTGCTAGCATATTTATCTATTTCTTATTTATATCATTTCCATTTTCACTTTGCATAAGCCTTTTAGCTAAGAAATTGATTAAGTAGGATTTTATTATGCTTCCTGCTACATTTTTATTTTTTTCTTTTTTATCTTTTAGTTTTTTCTTAAAAGCTTTTTTTATAGTTTTTGATTTAAATAGCTCTTTTTGCATTAAATTTCCTGCTTTATATATTTTTTTCGAGCTTCTTTTTTTATTTTCTTTGCTTTGGTCTTGTTTTGTTTTATATAAGGTTTATTTGTTATGCGTATTTTAAAATTTACCTTTCTAGCTTCTGTTTTTTGCTTAAATCTTTTCTCTTTTGATTTCAGTAAAATTTCTTATTGGGAATATGCTGGCGCGGCTAATTATCATTTTTTTCCTAACCCCGAAATATCAAGTTATCGTAAAGGTAATTTTTCCCAAGTTGATGCCAAATTTATTGGCGGTAATTTTTTACGAATCGGCGATGATATATATAGTCATAACGGTATATCTGAAACCGTTTTTAACTCTGAATTTGCTGATGATACTGGCTTTTTTTTAGAAAAAAATAATGTTTCAAGTAAATTATTGTTTTTTTATGATCCCAGCTCTGAAAAACACCCTTACCCTTGTTTCTTTCTCTCTGATTCAAATAAATATAATGGTTGTTCTAGTACCTATTCTTTATCTACTCCTGGTGTAAAAAATGTTAATTTTACTTATTATTCCTTTACTACTGTTACAAAAATAGCAACTTGCCAACCTGGTGAAAATTTTAATACTTCTACTAAACAGTGTCAAAAATGCGAAATAAACGAAAGCTGGGACGATGAGGGTCAAAAATGCTATAAAGATTGTTCCAAAGGTGGCGGAATAAATAAAATACCTCAAACTGATGGTTCTTGTATTGATTGTAGCGGTGAAAAGGATTCATTGTCTGTTTTGCAGTGTATTTGTCGTGGTTATGGCAATAGTTCTATTGATCCAAAAATTTGGGGTAAAAATGGCGGTTCTCCTGATGGTTGTCAGCTTGAAGGAACTTGCGGCGATGGTTCTACTCAGTATTCTTTCACTAACCCAAAATGTAAATCTGACCCTAAGCCGGATGATAATAAAACTAAGCCTGATGATCCTAAGCCGGATGATAATAAAACTAAGCCTGATGATCCTGGTTCAGGTAATAACAACGGCGGCGACAAAGATAAAAATAAGGATAAAGACAAAGATAAAGATTTTTGTAAAAAAAATCCAAATGATCCAAAATGTAAAAAAAATGATAGTAATGCTACTATTCCTACGCCTGGTGACGATAAAGCTAAATTTAATCCTTCTGATTTTGATATTAAAGAATTAGGTAAGGAAATGAGTTCTTTTCAAAAGGCTTATAAGGGAGCTATTTCTCAAATAGAGAAAAACTTTTCTGGTTCTGAGGGTTTTAATTCTTTTAAAGATGGAATTGATCAATTTATTAATAATTTAAAAGGTCAAGGTCTTAACGATATTTCAAAAAAAGATATTCCGAAAACTTGTTCCCATAAAGAAACTATTGATTTTTTTGGTTATAACGTAGTTATTGATTTTGATTTTTGTAAGATTATCGAGCCTGCTTCCGGTGCTTTTTATTATCTTTTTTATGTGTTTTTCTTTGGTTGTTTTCTTTTTCTGATTATTAAATTTTTGATATTTTCATTTTAAAGGGTAATTTATGGGTGCTTTATATTCTGCCATTGTTTGGTTTTTTAGGTCTTTTATTGCTGAAAAATTTGTTGGGTGGGTTCTTAAGGGTATTACATTCGGCAAGATGGTATTTATTAATACTGCCTTGTTTGCTCTTGTTATAGCTTATGGCTGGGCTGCTTTTAAGCTTATAATGTTTGTTCATGACTCTATTAATAAATTTATATCTTTTTTAAGTGATATTAGTTCTGGCGGTAGTAATGAGATTTTATCTTGGGCTATGGATATTATTCGCGCTTTTGGCGTTTGGAATGCTTTTGTTGATGTTTATAATGTCTTTTCTGTTCCTATTGTTTCTGTTATTTTGCTTTATGTTTATAAGATCGGTTTTAAAGTCTTGCATTCAATGCAGCTTACTTTGACTACATTTAACATCGCTAGGTTCTAATTCATGATAACCTATATAGTCGGTAATCCAGGTTCTGGAAAATCCTACTTTGCCGTTTATAAGCTTTGGTATATGTTTATCTATAACCCAAAGCCTGCTAAAGGTATTTTAGGTAAAATTTTCAAGCCTAAACTTCTTGAAAATAAATATCTCTATGCCTATACTAACATTAATGAATTTAAGTTCGAGCTTGACGAGCGTTTATTAAAATTTGATTATGATGAAGTATATGCTAACCTCGCAAAGCTCTATAATGCTTATAAGATAGAAAAAAAGACTGATAAAGAGCTTATTGAGCTAGCTAAAGAAATGAGGCTTTATAAGGTTCTTTTCGTTGTTGATGAGATACATAACTATTTTAAAGCTAAAGAGGATCCGGTTCTCGTTTGGTGGGTTACTTACCATCGACATCTTTATCAAGACCTTTTATTTATCACCCAGGATTTAAGCCTAGTAAACAACGAATATAAGCGCGTAGCCGAGAAGTTTTACCGTGCGATAGATAGCTCAAAGCGTTTATTTTCCAAACGCTTTAAATACGCTTATTTTACCTCTTATAAGATGTATCAATCTGACCGGGTCAATAATTTTAATATAAATTTACCTTTTAACCAGGAAGTTTTTAATCTTTACCATTCCGGTCAAGATAGCAAGAGTAAATCTGTAGTTAAATTTTTTATGGTCGCGGGTCTTATTATCTCTCTTTTAAGCGTGTTCGCGTTCATTTACGTATTTAATACCTTTTTCGCCGTTCCCGATGAGTATAAAAATGACGAGCCTGCTCAAAATTTAGCTCCTCAAGTTTCTACGGCTTCGGCTACTCCCTCTAGGAATTCTTTGCCGGCTAATGTTTCTAAACCCGACGAGCCTATCGAGGCTTCTTATATTTACGAGATCGTTTGCGTTGCCGATAGCTGCCGTTTTAAAGGCGGTTCGGGTTCATTCCCTTATACCTATGTTTCTTTTGTTATTTCAAGCCATAAACCCGCTTATTTTTACTCTACAACGAAAAATAAGCATTATGTTGAATATTACCTCGTTTTTAAATCTCCGGTGCTTGATACTATCAAGCTTGCTTCATTTCAAAAAATAAATAAAGGTGCTCTTTATGAAAACTCTCAAAAAACTACTGGTTCTAATTCTTTGTTTAAGTAGCTTTGTTAAAGCCGAAACTATTTACACCGATTTGCTAAATTTCGCCGAGCTTGCAAGTAAATTTAATAATATCGCTATCGTTACCGATGATAGTATAGATGACAATTACTACTACTTCATTTACCAGCACGATACGAGCTTGACCCTTTCTATGTTTAGAAAAATGCTCGAGTCCAAGGGCTTGTTTCTTTATAAAAAGGACAATTTTTACTATATTACGGATAAAAAGCTGCCGGATTATGATTTAAGGCGCATTGATCTTAGTAATTATATCGTTGAGGACGTTCGCCGAATAATGGCAAATTTTGAGTTAAATGCGACGTATTCCACGACTTCAAATTCCGTATTTTTTCGCGCTGATGATGTAGCATACGAGCAAATTAAGCAAGCCGTGGCCTCTATTGATAAGCCCCTCGAGCAGGTTGAATTTAAGCTCACTATAACGGAAACTAATCTAAAAGATATTAAAGACCGCGGTACAAAGCTTCAAAGCCTGCTTAAGCCGCTAAATCACGGCGATTTAGCTTATTATATAAATCTTATCACTTCGCCTTACACGACTAATTCAAACGTTGTAAGAAACGATAGCGAGGGCTTTTTTGGCGTCTTAAATTTCCTCGATACCAACGGCTTAACCAAGATCATATCCAGCCCTTTTTTGACTGCTAAAAATCACACTGAAGTTAATTTCTCTGCCGTTCAAAATATTCCTTATTTAGTTCAAAATAGCCAGACCTCGGCTACCCAGACCACTACCCAAAACAGTTATGAATATAAAGACGTTGGATTAAAAATTACTCTTAAACCCGTTATTTTAAAAGATCACGTTGATTTTGACTTACATCTTATTCTTGAGGACTTACTATCATCTAGCAACACATTAACGCCTATTACAAGCAAAAAGGAGCTTAAGAGCTCATATTCTCTTAAACGCGGCGATATTTTAGTTTTATCAGGCATTAACAAAACCACTACACAAAAACATCGTAACGGCATTCCCATACTTAAAGACATCTTTCTACTTAAATATCTCTTTTCCGTCGAGCAAGACCAGGACATCAATTCCGTAGTTACTTTGACTATCCAAGTTATCTAATCTAAAAATGTAT